CTAATACAGCTTCACCAATCACACCTTGCATCTCTAAATCTTCAGCATAAACAAACAGTCGAAGCTCAATGCCACGGTAAAGCGTGGCGATACAGCCCCACTTGTGTCCAGTACACATCATCTGTGCTTGTAGTTGCCACGGTCCACGAAAGGGTGGTGGTCGATCCTCTGGCATAGCACTCGTCAGCTTGGACTCAATAATACCAGTACCAGATAAATCTATTACTGGACGGTTAATGCAATAGATACCTGCATCATAGTTAGTCGAGATACTATCAGTGCCTTCTGCTGTACCGTCTAATGAGCAAGCCAACGGCAGAGTGTTATGAAAAAATGCTGTAGGAAACTCAAGACATAGATTGCTGGTGTTCAATCTTTTCGCTGCCTCGGCGATGATGACAGGCTCAAGCCTATCACCCCAACGAGTTGCTTCATTGCCTGTCCAAGTATCTTCCTTGGTTCCTTCCATCGCTGCGATAGCATCAGCGAGTGCTTCATTCTGCGTCTTGTACCGAGAGAACCCCATGATCGAGGGCAGTGTAGACGCGGTAGCGATATCATCTGGTGTAAGTTTACCAACCATTACGAATAGTTCTCCAACATATTGCGAACGCCTGTGTCATGCCATTGTTTTCCGAAGGCAGGTATTCCAGTTTCGTTCAAGGTTAAAGCGATAGCACGATAGCTTTCGCCATGAGAGCGCAGTTTCTGTGCAACAGGCAATGCCTTCTCACAAATTTTCTGCATCTTATTCTTGATCGTGGCCGCAGTCTTAGCTCCACCACGATGGGGTGTAGGTGATCCGAGCTTAACACCACGCGCTTTCTTCTCAGCGAGTGCTGCCTTGGTGCGTCGGCTAATCTCTTCGCGTTCATGCTGCGCGAACACAGCACGAATACCAAATTCTAATGTACCCATACCCGGCATGTCAGCAGCCTCAATCTCCACACCACTATCACGCAGCGTGAATAAGAATGAAGCAGAACGAGACAACCTATCGAGCTTGGCGATTAAGATTGCAGCGTCCTCACGTTGGCAGTGTGCTAACGCTTTAGCTAACTCAGGACGATCATCAATTTTACCACTCTCAACTTCTGTATATGTAGCGATCACTCTATCCATATACAGAGAGGCCATTGTCTGCTGGGCCTCAAGGCCAAGCTGACTACGGCCTTGCTTGTCCGTCGATACGCGCAGATACAGTACATACTTTTCATGCTTGAACATTATTTATCCCCGTTGTATTTATGTGCTATCAGGTTTATATAACATTGAAAGCATAACCCGCAATAGCAAACGGAAGAAAATTTTTATGAGCGAATACAAACCATGTATGTTGCGACTTAGAGTTGAGACGCACGAGATGTTGCGCGATGCTGTAGAGAAGAGCGCACACCGTAGCATGTCGGCTCTGGCTGATGAAATAATTTACACTGCATTGGCGGCTGCGGTTCACGAAGAAGAGAGCCGCACCAGTGTTGATAGAATGATTAGCGCAGCAAAACGGTGATTAACGGCAGGCAAAAGGGCGCTGCGTTTGAGCGCAAGATTGCTGGTATGTTGTTTGATGAAATTGGAATAAAATTTCAAAGAGACATTGAGCAGTACAGGCAATCACAACTCTGTGATCTGCGTCCTATTGAGTGTGATGAATGGCCGTTCGCTATTGAGTGCAAGCGGTATGCGAGTGGTAATGGACACAAGCCAGAGTGGTGGGGTCAGACGTGCTTTGCTGCGTCACGCGCTAATCTACAGCCAGTGCTTATCTATAAGTATGATCGCGCACCTATTCGCTGTGTCTTAGCGTTAAGCACTATCGGTTTGATGTTTGATAAAACCGAAAACATTGGGTGGATTAAAACAGTAGAGGTAGATTTTGAAACCTTCTGCTATATAGCAAGAGAGTTAATGTGCGTCCAAGATACGAAAGACCAGCCGACTTAACTGTCGAGCGTAAGGTCGCTGCACAACTGGAGAGGAAAGCAATACAGCTACACAAGCTGCCCATATCCTATCGCCTAGATTTTGCCATGTTTAAGAACGGCAAGCTCAAGGGCTGGGCAGAAATCAAAGCACGAAGAAATAACCATGACCGTTACCCAACGCTACTGATATCTATGGGTAAGGTCTTGGCTGCGAGGCAATTAGCAGACGTGAGTGGCACACGCTCTATTCTGCTAGTGCAGTATCTCGACGGATTATATTGGTGCGATTTTGCATCACCGTTTGAGGTACGCATGGGAGGTAGGTATGACAGAGGAGACGCAGATGATGTTGAACCTGTCGCTCACTTCCCAATCGAAGCGTTCACAATGGTGTGAGCGTAATTCAACGTAAGGAAAGAAAGAATGGCATTAGGTTTTCAAACGGAAGCTAAAGCATCAGGTGATATCCTACCTATCGTTAAGTGGGATGCTAAGTCTGGTGCGATGGTCAAAGTGGATCGTTACCAAGACGCAGGTGGTGCGTGGACACGCGACGAAAACGACATGGAAATTCCTGTCAAGTTCATCGCAGACTTCGATAACATTGAAGTCGGTTGGTTGTCCTTCGCAGGCGGTGCGCCTGACTTCCACATGGTTAAGATTGGTGGCGAAATGCCAGCCCGTCCTACCGCTGACCATAAGAACGCTTTCCGTTTACGCATCTACAATAAAGAGCTTGGTCTGCGTGAGTTCTCTCACTCAGCTAAGACTGTGTTGCGTAAGATGGACGAGCTACACACTGCATTTGAGGCAGAGCGTAGCGCGAACGAAGGTAAGGTTCCAGTGATTGCGATTACGTCAATCGAGAAGATATCCATCACAACTCCTGATGGATCGAAGTCTACCTATCGCGTTCCATCGTGGAGTATTTCGGGGTGGGTAGATAGACCCGAAGCAATGGATGGTGATGCACCAGCCAAGCCAGAACCTGTCGCCGCATCAAGCGATGACGACGATTTGTTTTGACAATCAAGGGCGGGTGGCACTACGCTGCCCGCCCAAATTTGTAAGCACTAGGGTGACGCATGACAGACAATATTGGTGCATATATGCAACAGGTGGCAACAACTTACTGGGGTGAGCCAACTGCAAAACGAGGACACGAGCTGAGATGGGGGACGCATGGGAGTAAGTCCGTCGATCTTCGCAAGGGTACTTGGTACGATTTTGAAACGAACGGTGGTGAAGGTGGGGGAGTAATTGATCTTGTCAAACGAGAAGAGGGTGCAACGCTCGGTGGGATTGGTTCCGTCCTGCAACGCAAGTTCGGTATCTCGTCGCAACAAGTTGAGAAGCTACGTCCACGAGAGTTTCTTAGCAAAGCCTACAGCTACTATGACGAGAACGGAGAGCTACGATATCAAGTTCTCAGATTTGAGCCGCGTAGGTTTCAGCAAAGGCAACCAGCGGGCGAGAGTTGGGTCTATAATATGGACGGCATTGAACCGCTACCATACCGCCTGCCCGACATTATTAAGAATCCAGAAGCGCCAATCTTTATCGTCGAAGGCGAGAAGTGTGCGGATACATTAGCGCGACACGGCCTCGTCGCCACAACCTCACATGGTGGCGCAGGCAAGTGGCGCGATCCGTTGAATAAATTCTTTGAAGGTAGGCGCGTGATCGTGCTGCCTGATAATGATGAGCCGGGTAAACGTCACGCTGATGTGGTGATCCAAAAGCTATGGGGTGTAGCTGCCGAGATAAAGCGCGTTGAACTGCAAGGGCTACCACCAAAAGGTGATGTCGTTGATTGGTTCAATTCGGGTAGAGATTTAAGCGCGTTTAAACAGGCAGTTAAGGTTTCACCTAAAATCGAGAAGGCACCAGAAATAATTTCACAGGAAAATGGGAAGGATTTTTCTGAAGCCAACGGAGTTTTGTCCCAACAAAATGATGAAACGCCTCTGGCGGGTGAGGGGCTTCAAGGCCCAAAATCGGATTTTCCCGATTTGTTCCCCATTTTGAGCCTGTCAGACCTGATGGCATTGCCGCCCGTTGATTGGGCCGTCGAAAACCTACTAACCCGGCAAGGATTGGGCATTTTGTACGCCCCGCCGGGGGTAGGAAAGACGTTTTTTGCGTTAGACTTGGCGCTATCCATAGCGCGCGGCGTTCCGTTCCACGGGCTACCCACGACGCAAGGGCGAGTGCTGTATATAGCGGGGGAAGGGGCAGCGGGTTTAGGTAAGCGCGTGAAGGCTCTCAGGTACGCCCGTGGGTGGCGTGAGGATGCGCCGCTATATATCCTACCCGCAAGCGTCGCGTTCGCTAATGACGGCGATATAGAACGCCTTCTACGCACTATCGACGCGATAGGCGAAAACTTTTCGCTTGTGGTGGTGGATACAGTAGCGCGTGCATTGTTAGGGCATGAAGAAAATAGCGCAGATAGCATGGGGCTATTTATTGCAGCTTGTGACGCCATAAAAACACATACAGGCGGGGCCCTGCTAGGCATCCACCACGCCGGGAAGGACTCGGCGCGCGGTATGCGTGGCAGTAGCGCGCTTCTAGGTGGCTCAGATAGTGTTCTCAAGTTAAGCCAAGAATACGGCCTGCTAACGTGCGAGATTGAAAAGCAAAAAGACGCCGAGCAAATTGAGCCGCTGCGTTTTCGTATGATCCAACGCGCGCTCATAGGTGAGAGTTCAATAGTCTTGGAGCGTGTCGAGGTGGAAGGCAAGGCCAAGATTAGATTGACGCCCTCGCAATACCACGCGCTGCGTATTTTAACGAATACAATCATAGATGCACAGGCTCAGAAGGTACTTTCTACGGTATGGCATGACGCACACAAGCGCGACGCGCCCGACGAAACGGCACAAGCGCGCAGTGCAGCGCGAAACGCACTACAGAAGCGCGGCCTAGTCGTTACCGATAAAGGCTTCGTGTGGCCTACCCCTGAGGGGAAAGAGGCGCAAAAAGAAGGGGGCTAATTGCCCCCTTTTAACTCTATTATTGTTTGGTTTAATTCGGGCGCTAGTGCCAGCAAGGCGAAGCATCCGGCGAAGAACGCCGCAATCGTTAGAAACTCGGCGATGATAATGAGTGGGTTGCGTTTCATTATTTAGCTCCCAATAGGCGCACGATGCGCTTGCGTGTCGCAAGTGAAAGATTCCTTGGTAGGTGCAATGACCTATTTTCATAATCGCCCGTGGCAAAGTGCATGGCATAACAGAATGTCACCCAATATGGGTCATAACTATCATTTGCCTCTATGCAAGAAACGTCGGCGCTTACTGACATTAAATCGTCGATGGCGTCACGCAACGATACACCTTCAGATATGAACCCGCGTTCCTCGGCGTCGCCATGCTCGGCGCTTTCCTCGGTAATAATTTCATAAGTAACGCTATACTTCATGCTGCTAACTCCTCTTCTTGTTTAGGCTCAGGGAAGATAAACTCAGACGCCTTTTTAGCGGCGCTAATAGCGGTAAAGATGGCCTTCTTGTCATCACGCAATACAGATACCCAACTATTGAGGTATTGCGCGTGATCGGCGCGAGGCTCACTATCAATCTCTAATCTTGCGCCAAGAAAGGCGGACGTAAACTCGGCGACTAGCTCTTCAAATGCGTAGGCTTTTGATCCGAAGCGCTTGCCGAATTGACGATCTAGGCGTGACTTGTGGCCTGTCCAATGGCCTAGCTCATGCAATAGAGTGCCATAATACCCGGCCACGTTTTCAAATTGGCCGATTAATGGCATTGTGATAGCGTCCTCATTGACTGAATAGAACGCGCGATCCCCTTGGATATGGTTAATTTTAGCGCCCGCCTCATTGATTACGCGGTCAGCATTTGCGACGCGCTCAATGTCATTAGTGACGATGGGCGGTAATTCATATTTGTAGCTATTGCCATCGGCGTCGCGTACTTGTTCGCCATTAAAAACGCGGTAATAGCGCAACAATGGGATGGTTTTCTTATCGCCCGTTTCTTTATCTTCTGTGACTACGCGCTTCCAGAATACAACGATAGTTGATTTTTCGCCCTTTTGAACCGAATAGCCCTTTTCTTTCCATTGCTTAAAACTAGCCCACGCCGGGCATTGACGATGCGCCAACATTAAAGGATTGACGCCCGAATAAATGCGGCCCGATACGACGTTAAAAGCGCGTACGCCTGAAGCGCGCCAAGGCTTGGACCAATCGGTCCCCTCGGTTTCCATTAGCTCAATGAGGCGGTCTGTGACGTGCTGATAGATATCGAATTTATCTGACATGCGAGTTGCTCCTATTAGAGTGCGGTGTAGTTGCGGGTGATACAGAATGAAAAACAAAGGCGGCCTATTTTGACAAATCGAAGGCCGCCGACACGGCGAGTTGAGAAGTTAAAAAGATCGCTCATTGCACTGTAGGCCTGCTAATGATGGTTTGGTTTATACCATCCCGCACTTCATGGGCTTTGATGGTAGCTTTGACAGTTACAGTGTCAGTGCCGTCTTCGCAAAAAACGTCTAAACGATTAGAGCCTTTATAAACCACAACGTCAGAACCACACTTGCACAGGTTAATGTTGACTGTGCCGTAATAGCCATCGATGGCGATGATCTTTCTGACTTGCAGAGTCATTTCGATACGTTGCCCAACCTCACCAATATGCTGAGATGATGCATCTTCTGCTAGTCTTGCAGCTTTACGTTCCTCGCGTTGTGCCTCGGTTTCATTGTAAATGCGAACCACAGTAGCGGCTTGTTTTTCGGTTAATCCACCGTAGTTGTGAAGCACTTCTCGCATCTTCATAGCGAAGTTGTTTTTCATCCATCTTTCGCCAACCAAAATGTCGTGAGCCTCTTTGCCTAGGTCTGTCGCCATCATGCGATTGAAACGCCCCTTCTTGGCGTTCTCGATGATGCGACGCTCTTTGCCGCGATTGTAGAGATATTCATCGATAATCATTTTGTTATTTCACCTCTATATAAATATGCTATAACAATGCAATTAAAGCATGATGCGATCTTGCGCAAGGGCAAACGGTAAAAAAAATTTAGTGATCCGACGCAGTAGTGAGGGGATCAACTAGCTAAGTCATTGAATAATAAGGATATCAACAGCGGATCGGGGGTATATCTGGGATAGTAATATTAGGCCCGATCAGATCAATAGCATCACTCCCCACTATAGGGGAGTGATACTGTTGATCCTACGATACGATGATCTATTGATGAGGTGAAAAGATGAAATCAAAAACTAGAAAACGAGTCACGAAAGCGGATCGCTTTTCGATGCGTCGTGACTTCGGTCCGAATGATCGAGCTGTTGAAAAAATACGTGCGGCGCTATTGGTGCATGATAAGACAGTCAGCGATTATGAATCGCGTTGGGGGGTTGATCGCTTGCCTGATTTGGTTGGGCCTGAATTAAGAGCGCGTTTCGAGTTGCAATGCGATAAGCTGAATAAAGCAATACGAGAGTCTAACGTGGATGAGGTTGAAAAGCTGGTTGCTGTATCGTGTCGAGCTTATGCCGCGTTAGAGAAGGCAGCGAAAGAGGCAGGGGCAAAAGAGCTAACCGGGGAAGCATGGGAAGCTGCAATTCCATCAGGTGGCGTCTTATGTGTTACTAAATCGGACTATGAAGCGGTGAAGGTAGCGAAAGAACGGCCCGATGCGGTAGTGTGGAGCGTGGAAGAAGTAGCGCGGGTAATAGATGCTTACGATGCGTCCAAGCTTATGTCGTTAGTAAAGGCGAAAATGCCCGATGCTATCTTTAGCGGCGTACAAGCGAAAGGCGGGGATTTGAACGATGACGTCCCATTCTGATTTGAATGATATAGGCAAATGGCCTTGGAGCATTGTACCAACGCGAGCATTTGGTGATAGCCGATTAAATGATGCAGATCGTAGGGTATTAGGTGCATTGTGCGCTTTCGTGAATAGGGCAGGCGTTTGCTGGCCTGCATTGGATACGATGCAAGATATATCAGGATATGCGACTAGAAAAAGCGTTTTCGACGCCATCCAACGATTGAAGCGCGCCGGGTATGTCCGACAACTAAAACCGAAAGACTATCAAGAAACTAAGAGTGGATGGAAAACCAATCGCTATCAAGTCTTATGGTTGGGTAATGAACCCACGCCGACGTATGAAGATATAAACGCTGCAACACGATTGCAGGATGTAGCGTTAAAGGATGATAGCAACGAAGACAAAGGGGGATTGGGGGAAGATGACGCCTCACTGTCTCTCGCTCACTCTCTCGCTCATGCTTACTCAGCGACTGTCGAGCGAGTGCTTGGCCAGCCTAGAAGGGCAGAGAATGAGCTAGGCGCTGCCCGTCAACTAGCAGCGATGGGTGTTGATGTACCTACCATAATAAAAGCAACAGAAGCGCAGTGCAGGGCTTGCCTAGCGCGTAGAGCGGGAGTTCCTGCCCTTGCTGATGTTGGCCGCGCATTAGACAAAGGTACGTTTGCCCTCGCGCAATAACCCACCCCTCTATCGTCTGGCAGAAAATGGACCCCTTCCCCCCGCCCCCGGTCTGTATCGGTAGGGGGGTGTCACACAAAATTTTCCTTACTTTTCGGAGAAACGCCTTGTTTAGCTTACAAACTTGCCCTGAATGTTGCGGAGTGAAATATCTTCGCTATGATGATTCGCCCGATTGTGCGAAAGAGCCGACGAATGTTTTTGCCATTTGTTATCTCTGCAACGGGCATGGGGAAATATATATGGAGGAGGACACACCCGATGAAACGGGATGAAGTATTAGACCTAGCGAAAGCTACGCTAGTGGACCGAGGCGCTGATTATGGCGATGCTCGTGTGAACTTTGATCGGATTGCAGTTATGTGGACTGTGATTATGGGTCAGCAAGTGACGAGGGCGCAGGTAGCCCAATGCATGATTTGTCTAAAGCTGTCACGTTTAGCGGAGACACCTAGCCATGAGGATTCGTGGCTGGATATCGTGGCGTATGCGGCTCTTGGTTCGGAGGTACACGAGTGACCGAAGATAAACTATCCGTTCGTGAAATACGCGCCGCTTTGGCTTCTCAGGATGAGGAGCGACGTGAGGCGGTTGTAAATGAGCTTGAGGCGCTCGGCAGTAGCGAGATTACTGACGTGCTGTCTTGGGACGAGTTAGGACGTGTGCAGGTTCTAGCCTCGGATAAACTGTCTCCACGAGCCCGTCGTGCCATTAAGAAGGTGAAGATTACGCCTAACGAGAATGGCAATACGATTGAGGTGGAGATGCATGATAAGATGTCTGCCCTTCGATTGCTGGCGAAGCATCGTGGCTTACTTGAGCCTAATAGTGATGATCGCCGTCCTAGCATGATTGGGATCAATGTGAAGGGGCCAGACGTAACAACCTATGAAGTAG